AGCACCTACACCAGAGGAAAAAAAGCGTGATAAGTGGCGTTCTAAGCTCGAACAGGCCCGTATCGCATACGCTAATACCCTTAAAGAGATAAGCAAAAATCAGGGCATTTACGAAGGCACAAGAGAAGTAAACGGAAACCCGAACACTAATATTGCTGCCAAAACATTAGCTATAAATGTTCGTAATATAGCCTATGAATTGATCGAGTCTCAGGTTGATTCCTCTATCCCTATGCCGAAAGTCACAGCCCTTCATGAAGGCGACGAAGGTTTAGCGCGTTCTATCGAAAGAGCCTTAGTTAATAAGGTTAAACTCTTGAAATTATCCATTATAAACGATCAGATGGAAAGAACGGTCCCGGTACAAGGCGGTGACTTTTTCCTTGTTGAATGGGATAACGAAATGGGTTTTCACTCAAATTATGGTGATGTGAATGTCAAAGAGATTTCTCCTAGACAGGTTATTCCTCAACCCGGCGTTTCAAACATTGAAGAAATGGACTACATTTTCGTTCAGACTGCACAGACGAAAAAAGCCGTTAAAGATAAATACAACATTGATGTAGAAGATGCCGACGAAGAATACAAGGATATAAGGGACGCAGAAGGGCAATCAAGCCTTGATACAGATATAGTCACAGTAAATACTGTCTACTACAAAAATGAGGACAAAATAGGCCGTTTTGTATGGGTAGACGACTATACTCTTGAAGACCTTGACGATTATCAAGCCAGAATTACAAGAAAATGTAAAGAGTGCGGTTATGTAACCGAAGATAAGGTTTGCCCTCAGTGTGGTTCTAAACGCTTTGAGGAAACCGAAGATAAGGTTCAAACAATAAGAATACCCTTGATGCAGGAAATGGGTATCGATCCGCAAGGCAACCCGATAGAGGTAAACGCCGAAGAAGTTATTACAGTTGATTATTACAAGCCTAATTGTTTTCCTTTGATCATTCGTAAGAATGTGTCAAAGTCTAATTCTTTGTTAGGTTTTTCTGATGTCAAAGTCATTGAAGATCAGCAGGATTTAATTAAAAAGGTTGGTTCAAAGGCCGCAGAGAAGACTTTAAAAGGCGGTTCTATTGTTACCATGCCTAGAAACGTGAAGCTGGAAACAACCGATAAGGAGATGAAAATTGCACGTTTAGACGATCCGCAGCAGAAATCAATGATCGACGTTTTAAATATGCAGGTCAACATCCAGCAAGACTTACAGATGATCAATAAAGCCTATGAGGATGCACGTTCTACTTTAGGTATTACGGATGCGTTTCAGGGTAAATATGATCCGTCTGCTGTTTCCGGTACAGCTAAACAGTATTCAATCAATCAGGCTGCCGGTCGTTTGGAATCAAAGCGTGTCATGAAAAATGACGCTTATGCGAAGTTATACGAATTGATGTTCCAGTTCTGGTTAGCTTATGCCGACGATCCGTTACCGATAACCGGAAGCGGCGTAAATGGTGAGCAGGAATACGAAATATTAAATAAGCTTGATTTTCTTAAACAGGATGCCGCCGGTGATTATTACTGGAATGACGAGTTCTTGTTTGAAACTGATCCTACGTCAACCATGATGGCCAACAGAGAAGCTATGTGGCAGCAGATAGATATGAAACTGCAATCCGGAGCGTTTGGCCAGTTAGGACAGCTTGAAACAATGAGACTTTACTGGTCGCTTATGGAGAAAAACCATTATCCGAACGCCGGTGACGTTTTAAGCCAGATAGAAATGATGATGGCAGAGCAACAACAAATGATGGGGGGATTACCTAATGAAATGCCCGATATGCCAAGTTGAAATGAGGATAACCGGTACTCGGAACGTGATTAAGATAGAAGATAATGTACCGCATCTATTTATAGAACAGGATTTATCCTGCATGAATAAGACTTGTAGCAACTACGACAAGATAGTTGAAACAACAAGCGACGAACAACCCGTAAGCTATTAAGCATCTTCTTAGAAGGTGCTTTTTTAGTAAATAAAATCCGCATCGAAAAGCGCAAAAATCAGAAAGGAAAATTGAATATGGTTGAAAAAAATCTTCTTAAACTCGATCTGCAATTATTCGCAGACGAAGAAGGCGTAGAAGTGTCGGAAGCCGCCGAACCGACAGAAGACGGAAGTGACGAAGTTGACTACTTTGAGGAAGAAAGCGACGTAGAAGAAGAAGAAGAACCGGAAGTCGTTGCGCCGGCTCAGCAGTCAGCCGAGGAAAACGCACGTTACGCAGCTATCAGACGTAGGGCAGAGGAAGACGCTAGGCGAAAATACGCCAGTGTACTTGATCCCTTAGATCAGAGAGTCGCCGCTATGTGCAACGGGATAACACACCCGGTTACGGGAAAACCGATAACGAATGTGATTGAATACTTTGATGCTTTGGATAATCAAGAGCGCATCCAAAGGGAGCAGGAGCTTCAAGAGAAAGGGATTGACCCGTCTTATATAGACCGGGCTATAGCGTCTAATCCTATGGTCTTACAGGCCAGTCGGATAATCCAACAGCAGCAACAGGCAGCAGCAGATAACGCTCTACAAAACGATATTTCAGAGGTTATGAAGATAGACCCGAATATCAAGAGCTTTGATGATCTTGCTAATATGCCTAACTTTTCAGAGATAGCCCGACAGGTTGAGAGGGGTCTTAGTTTAGTTGAAGCATATAAAATGGTTAACTTCAACAATTATATGCAGCACACCAACGAAGCCGCAAGGCAACAGGCCATAAACCAGATGAGGGGGAAATCTCATTTACCTTCACAGCCTAACAATGTTTCAACCGGCAACGACGACGTAGAAGTACCGGAAGAAATCATGAAAAGCTGGAAATCAGAAGGAAAATCTGAGAAACAAATACGCGATTTATACAGGACAGTCGCGGGTAAATTACATTTAAACTGAAAGAGAGGACAAAGATATGGCATTTGAATTCTATCGTTCTGAGAACGATGCAGCTCCTATCGAGAAAGAGATAGAAGCTACTAATGGCGTTACTTATAATCACGGATGTCTCCTTGTTTATGGATCAGCAGGAACAGCTACGACGACAACCGCAAAGCCGGAGTTTGTTTACACCGGAAAAGATACAGTTGCTAAGACAGGCGACAAACTTGCCGTTAACGTAGTATTCCCTAGTGACGAGTATATCACAATGCTTTCAGCATCCGGTCAGAGCCTTAAAGTCGGTAACAAGGTTACTACGACAGGTGAAAAGGCTACAGCTACGACAGCAAGCGGAGTATTCGAGCTTCTTACACCCGGTGGAGCATCAGGCTCAAAGGTTGTTGGTAAGTTTTCATAAGAGAGGGGGATTAAAACAATGGCAGTTATATTTAGTAAGCATGGCGGCCTTAATGACGAGGCGTGGAAGGTCATTGATACAGAGCTTTCAATGGTCATACAGGACACAGATACAGAGAAGAACAAAGACGACGAGCTTGTTAAGTCTCTTTTCAACGTAAAGAAGTCAAAGAAGTTCGGTGAGAAGCAGGGTTCTATGACTGAGTTCGGAAACTTTGAAGAAGTAACCGAAGGCGATAACGGTATAGCCGATGATTACCAGATGGGCTTCTCAAAGCTGATCGAGCATCATCAGTTCATCAAGACCTTTATGTGTACGCGTGAAGCAAAAGACGACGGCAATATCGACATCATGAAGCAGACCGCTGCTAATTTCGTTCGTGCATACAAGAGATCAAGAGCGCAGTTCGCATCCGACGCACTTGTAGCAGAGGGAGCAACATTCCTTTACGGCACAAAGTCTTATGACAAGACAACGGGCGACGGCAAGGCACTTTTCGCTACGGATCATCCGGGCAAGAAGTCTGGTGTTGCTGCACAGTGTAACGTATTCACAACCGCTTTCGGTTCAGACGCTACAAACCTTTACAAGCTGGCTAATATCGGACGTAACTTTAAGAACCAGTCTGGTAACGTAATGGGTTACACCTTTGATACGATCATCATTCCCGGAAATACACCGGCACTTGAAGACCTTATCAAGAGGATCATTCATTCACACCAGATCGTTAACAGCCCTAACAACGACATAAACACTCAGGAAGGCATCTGGAAGCTCATTGTTGATCATCGTTGGGAAGCTGCATCAGGAACAGCACCTTACATCATCATGAGTTCCGAAGCTCAGAGAGAGCTTAACGCCGGTGTATTCTACGACAGAGTACCGCTTGACGTTTCAAACGAAGTTCTTAACAAGTCAAGAAATCTTGAGTGGTCAGGCTATGCACGTTGGAGTGCTGGTTTCAATGATTGGAGAGCGTTCATCATGGGTGGCGCACAGAACGGACAGAACATACCGTCATAAAAGGGGGATTCGCATGATACCTAAAGGACTTAAAGTAGGCGATACTTACCTTGAAGGTAACTTAGTCTACAAAGTAACGAAGGTTGTTAGCGAAGGCATTTACGAAGCATCTTGGACGGGGGCAACCTCGTCCGAGCCGCTTCCTGCTGAACAGCCAAAGGAAGAAGTGAAAGAAGATTATCTTTCAATGCAATACGCACAGTTGAAAAAATTATGTGCAGAAAAGGGGCTTGATGCAAAAGGCACTAAAGCCGAGCTTATTGCCCGTTTAGAGGGATGATATGAGTACATGGTATGACCTTAAATTAGCTGTTTTACAGAAAATGTTTGCGGCAGACGATAAAGTTGTTGTTGACGAGTCTACAATGGGTTATTTGTCTGCAATGCCGCATTGTGCGAACGAAGGATTATCTTTACTTGCGACAGCAGGAAAGTTCATCACAAAGAGCGTTAAGATCGCGCAGATGGATATTCAAAACCTTTTATCGCAGTCTGTAGCTGATCCTATTCATGAGTTCTCAGACAGCTATTCTTATACTTCCGACGAAGGCGGGTCATACTACTTTGAAGCATCCGGCACCGGCATTTGCAATATTTATGTTGACGAGATTTTAATAGACACGTTAACCATTGAAAACAAAGGCTATGAAGTCTTTAAGGGACTTATCGTAAATGACGACAAAAAGCCTGTTAAGTTTGAGTTTATAACGTCTTACCCTATGGGTTTAAGGAATGTAGCAATCTATAAAGAATCATTTCCAGACGCTAACGACGTAGTGCCATACACAGACAAAATAAAGTACGACATGGTATCGTTAGCACCTGATTTCTATATGATCGACCCTCAAGGCATTTACTATGAGGGAGCATATCAGCAATATCTTCAAACTACCGATTTCTACCAAGAAGGCACGAAAACGCTTGTTTTAGACCGGAACATGGTAGGCAACTTCACTGTTTATTACAGGGCTTATCCTGAGCCTTTAACGGCTGAAACAGATGATGATTACGAATTGCCTATTGATCC